ACGCAAGGCTGCAGATACTCGTACTCGTATTGTTAATCATTACATCAGTGCATCTGAACTACAAATTCAAATGTATACTGGTGCTGACTGGTTTAATACCTACGGTATGTTGCCAGCACTTGTAGAGATGGACTACGAGACAAATAATCCTCGTATTCGTTTGCTTAATCCTTTTGGTACTTACCCTGAGATTGATCGCTTTGGTCGCACTATCTCTCTTACTCAAATTATGGCATCTGATGCTGAGACTCTAGCAATGCAGTACCCAGAGTTCTATGACCAGATTATGCCACGCAATGTATACGCACCTGGCTCTCCTTATGTATCTCTAGTTCGCTACCACGATGCAGACCAAGACTTAATCTTTATCCCAGAGCGCAAAAACCTAGTACTCTCAAATATACCAAACCCTATTGGTAAGTGTATGGCACGTGTTGCTATGCGCTCATCTATTGACGGTGAAGCACGTGGACAGTTTGATGATGTTCTATCAGTTCAACTTGCTCGTGCTCGCTTTGCAGTATTGCAGATCCAAGCAGCAGAAAAATCTATCCAAGCACCTATTGCTATTCCACAAGATGTGCAAGAACTTGCGTTGGGTCCTGATGCAATTATGCGTTCTGCTAATCCACAAGGTATCCGTCGTGTTCCATTAGAATTACCACCTGGAGTCTTCCAAGAGTCAGGTGTACTAGAGCGTGAACTACGCTTAGGTTCTCGTTACCCAGAAGTTCGCTCAGGTAACATTGATGCATCTATTGTTACAGGTCGCGGTGTACAAGCGCTACAAGCAGGCTTTGATACACAGATCAAATCAGCACAAGCACAGTTTGCTAGATTGTTTACAGACCTTGCTTCTCTTTGTTTTGAAGTAGATGAGAAGATCTTTGGTTCTATGCCAAAGGAAATCAAGGGCGTAGATGATGGTACCCCGTTTAATATGAAGTACATTCCATCAAAGCAAATTGATGGTAACTATGGTGTAGATGTTCGCTACGGAATTATGTCTGGTATGGATCCTAACCGTGCCATCATTGCTTTACTACAAATGCGTTCAGACAAACTCGTATCTCGTGACTATGTACGTCGTGAGATTCCAATGGAGTTAAACGTAACGCAGGAGGAACAGCGTGTTGACATTGAAGAAATGCGCGATTCTTTGCGCGTTGCTGTTGCACAGTATGCTCAGGCGATACCAGCCCTTGCAGCGCAAGGCCAAGATCCATCTCAAATCATTACTCGTATTGCAGAAGTTATCCAAGGCCGTCAAAAGGGTCTTCAACTAGAAACTATTATTGGTAAGGCATTTGCTCCAGAGCCTGCACCAGAGATGCCAGTAGCACCAGAATTAATGCAAGGTGCACCTCAACTTCCAGCAGCAGGTGCGATCAACGCCCCAGCCTCAGCGCAACCTCCACAAGAACAAGGTGGAATGGCCCCTGCTGCTGGTCAACGTCCAGATATAGCAAACCTACTAGCCGCCATTGGCGGAGCAGCATAAAGAGGGGGTGTAAATATGAACAAAGGATCACGTGCAGCAGCACCAATGTCAAAGGCAGTTGAAGGCAAGAAGGATACTTCCAAGCCAGCAGGACCAGGCAAGGTAGTACCATCAATGATGCCAGCAGGTCGTCGCGGCAACGCAGTAAAAAAGGGTTAATCTATTTTAATTAACGGAGGTATTGGGCGTGGATAATAATAACGATGTTCCACGTCCAATACACTTCGCTGATTTTCTAGTAACCCTTGCAGGTTTATTACATAACATACTCAGTTCACTACAAACATTTACAGAAGAGTTAATGGAAATAGCAATCTATAATGCTAACCGTAACTCTAAAGTAAACAAAGTGTGGGAACAATTTACAAATGATTTAGAAAAGATACAGGAGGAAACCGATGGCAGATAACCCAATCAGGGGCGTATCAGGTCCTGGCAAATTCTCTGTACGTACAGATCTACCAGCATCACAAAATTACGGTGACCGTAAGGCTATGGCAGAACAAATAGCAGGAGCACCTACCGCTAGAACACCAGATGTTCGCGGGTTACCTACAGGTCAAGTTCAGGCTGCAGCACAGGCTGCACCACAACCACCTATCACAGAATTATTTGCACCAACCCAACGTCCTAACGAGCCAATCACTTCAGGTGTAGCAGTAGGACCAGGCCCAGGACCAGAAGTAATGGGCTATAACGGGCAGTCAGAAAAACTATCTGACATTTTATCTCAGATGCTTCCATACGATACAGATGGTGAAATAGCAATCCTTTATCAGCAAGCCGTATCCAGAGGTCTGTAATGGCAGAAACGCCAAAGAACTCTAACCTTGCTCAAGCAGCATTTCGTGCAGGATTAAATCCGTCACAGACACGTCAGATTGATGGCCTTGCTTCAGCATTATCTACACATCAACGTCTATCTGATTTACCACAGCAGTATGCAAATGAAGAGTTTAATAAACTTCCTAACAACAAGAAGCAATCTCTTGTATCAATGACTGGTACTAGCAAACAAGATAACGACCCAAATCGTTCCTGGCTAGAAACTGGTGCTCACTACGCATTTAGTCCTTTCAAAGTAGCAGCAAAGACTTTGTTCGATGCACTCGATTACGCATCAGATACTATGACTCGTGTCTATCGTACTGGTGCTATCGCTGCTAATGAGAACATTAACTTCGGTGATGCTTGGGGAAAAGCAGGTCGTGACGGTGAGAACGTATTCATCCAAGACCGTATCAACACAGCAACATCTCGTTATGGCGCAGCACGTGTAAACGTAGCCAAGCGCATTGCTGCAGGTGTTGCTCCAGAAATTATCTTTGCAGAAGCACAGAACGAAGAAGAAAAGCAAATTGCTGCACAGGCACAGCAGAGCGAAACAGGCGAGATTATTGATCCGCTACTTCGTGATGCACTTGCAGAAGTAAACGCTGCTAAGTATTCTCCAGGTCGTCAGATTGCAAACCTATTCTTAACTCAAGATTTAGAGGGTAAAGGTCCACTCTATTCTTGGATCTCAGGTTCAGTAGATGCTACATATCGAATCTTTATGGACCCAACACTTGCTCTAGGCAAGGCCCGCAAGATTTACCTTGGTGGCTCACAGGCTCTTAAAGTTACTGGCAAGTATGCAGCAACTGCAAAACTTGGCAGTGCTGAGAAAGTATCTAAGTATTTTGATACTACAGATATCTTTGGTACAAAGAATGTACAGAATTTGTGGACAGATTACACAGAACGTTTTACTAAGTATGCTGCTGCAAAACAATCAGGAAATGTTGATGAAATTGCACAAGCACGTACAGCACTTAACGATCTAGTACCAGAACTAAAAGATGACTTTATTGTTTCCTTTAAGTCTTTTGGCGAAAAGGAATTTGGTGGTGTCTGGGATATAGATACTGCTAAGGCTTATCTATCAGATGCTTCAAAGATTGAGCCTATGCTCTATGGTCAAGCAGGTGCTCGCATTAAGTTGGCACCACGTATGACTCCAGCGCGTAAGGCGCGAGTGCTTGCCCTAACTACTGGACGACGTATATTTGATATAGATAAAGACTCTCGCGCTCTTATTCAGACAATGGAATTAACAGATGATGCAGCATTGCTTCAGGCTGTTGTAGGTAGTGAAACATTATCTCCAGTCCAAGCAGGTACAACACTTGCTGGTGAAATTATTAAATCACGCCAGAACATTAAACGATTTACTCCAGAGTATTTTGCTGATCGTATTGACCGTATCAAAGCCAAGTTAACACCTATTGCTTCTTTGATAGATGATGAAGCATTTGACCACGCATCAAAGACAGCAGTACAAGATTTTTTCCGTTACTCACGTATGGCTCTAGGTTCATATCACGCTAAAGCGTTTACTGAAATCTATTCATCAGCAGATCTTGGTCAGCGTAAGGCAATGATGAAGGGTATCCAATCAACAGTTGGAAACCTTATTGGATTAGATAAAACTGATGGTGGACGTAAGTTACTCAAGGCTCTATCAGATGACGCATACGCAGGTGTAGCATATTCAGCACGTGGTGCAGATGGTGCTGTTCCTTCAGTAGTTAACGGTATAGACAGTGCACTATATCCTGCACAGACATCTAACTTGTCTCGTGTCATTGGTCTTCGTGATATGCAACGCTTTGCAGGTCGTGAGAGTTTCTTTAGTAGAGTTCTAGGTGTTCAGTATAGCGCTGCTGCAGATGGCGTAATTGATGCCTGGACATTTGGAACTATTGCTGGACCTCGATTCCCAGTACGTAACGCTATTGAAGATTACACAATGGGTATTCTTAATGGTCAATCTATTCTTAGAACTGCACAAGCACGCAGAACAGCAACTAAGGTTCGCCTAGGATCTGGACAAGATCTAGGTATGATTAATCGAGTTGTTAAGCGCAAGGATCAAGAGTACTTCAAGACTCGCCTT